AGCCGATGCCGCGCCTGGCGGTCATGGACGGCTGGCCCGTCACGTCGAGCGCGTGTACCTGGTCCGTGACGGGGTGCTTCCAGGTCACGACGGGCATGTCCACCGGCAGGCGCGTGCGCGTCGAGTCGTATGTCTCCGGCGCGAACCACGTCGAGACCTCGATGCCGTCGAAGTAACTGACCGCGCTGCCTGACGAGTATGCCTGTATCGCGATCTCTGTGAGGCTTATGGCGGCGGCGTAGAACCCCCAGCCCGCGCCGCCGTTGGTGTAGACGGTCGCGGTTCCGCTATCCGTCACGTTGCGGATGCTGACGGACGATATCTTGTCGGCGGCCACATCGCCCTCGACGACGACCTCGTACACCTTGCCAGCGGTGTACGTGGCCAGCGTCGTGTATCCTCCTGCGGCCAGGAGCTGGATGTTGCCGCCGTTGAAATACACGCCGGACTTGACGATGCCGTCCTCGCGCAGATAGAAGTACCCTTGTCCGTAGGTAGCGCTGCCGGGTTTGTGCAGGTAGCGCACGCGGAACGCTCCGGTGAGCGCAGAGGGGAACGCGGGGCCGGTGGCATACGCATTGTCGGCCGTCTGCGTGACGTATATACTCGCCGAACCTTCGAGGCCGACGCTCGTTGAGCGTCCGCAGCCGGTGCCGAACGTCCAGCCCTGCGCCCCGTCCTCGAAGTCGTATGAGACTAGCGGTATCCAGGCCATGCCATCACCCCGTCGCCGTCAGCGACCGCCTGCGGAGGCGGTACTGCACTAGGCCGAACGTGTCCTGTGCGGGCGAACCCGTGAGCGCCACGACGACGCTCGTCGGGGCGTCGGGGGCGGCCCTGAGCGGTTGCTTGACGACAGCGCCATCGACAGTCGCGCCCGCACCGTCGGCGTCGGCGAGGAACACCATCCCGGTATCGGCATCGTAGAGGATGCCGTAACCCTGGACGAACGGGTATCTAGCGAGCACCGCCCCGTGGTCCAGCGGCACACGCGTGACGCGGTAGAATGTCGCGGTGCCTCCGCTCGCTTTGGCGATGAGGATAGCGTGCAGGATGCTGTAACCGTCTCCCGTAGCACCGGCGGGGAGGGCGCATGAGGGCAGCGTGATCTCGCCCGTCTCGACGGTCTGCTGGGCTATGGTCGCCGCAAACGCCGATGGATACTTCTGGTCGGCGTTGACCCTCGAAGAGACGTTGTAGCCGTACGTCCGCACGTGGTTCCATATAGAGGCATCGCCAGTCGTCGAGAACGACAACCGTATCAGCACCAGATAGTTGCCGCTGTTGTCTCGCGCATCGGCAGTCTGCGTGACCGTCACCGGTCTAGGCTCCTCAAGAAGCGACCAGGTCTCGGAGAGCGTATTTGTCGGCGCATAGCCCGTACCCGGCGCTGGCTTCGTGCCGATGAAGATGCCTGTCGCGCCAGCCGTCGCGTTGCACACGACGCGCATATCGAGCAGCGCGGGCACATCGCCGCCAGCGGCGGGGATGCTGAACGCCGTCCCCGGCACGAGTCCGCTCACCGTCACCCACGAACCCCACTGGTCGAGCCAGTACGGGTCAGTCGTCAGCGTCACCGTCACAGTCCGCTCGAACTGGAGCGCGGCGAGCAGGTCCACCTCGTCCTCGACGACGGACGCCTCCCGGATACGGCAGGAGCGGGTGTTGCCAGAGCCGGATGCGCGGAAGTACAGCGTCTCGTCGCGGACACACGCCTGATGGAGCGCGGCGGTGTTCGTGGCGAGGCTCGCTGCGGACGTGCCAGTCACCCGCACGTCGAAGCGGCGGACGGCCGGAAGATAGCCGCCCATTCCGTCAGGCTCCGGAGCCGGGAACCAGATACCGGTCGGATGGTAGGGACCGGCGTCGCTCCCGTCCTCGATGACGAGCGAGCCTACGGCGAGGTAGTAGGGACTGTCGAGTGCCATTGTGTCACACCCCGATCAGTTGACTGTTGCGGACGATGCGCCTGAGCGCCGCTTCGACCTCTGCCGCGATCGAGGCTGACGAGGCACCGCCGCGGCCCGCGTTGATCTGCACGGCCCCTGGCGAGATGACGACGCTGCGGCTGTTGGACACCGTGGAGGCCACCGGCGCGGTCGCGAGTCCGCCGGACATGCCCATGTCGCGGAGCAGGCTGCCTAGCAGGTCCATCGCGTTCGGAGCCGCCGGGTTGATGATGTACTCGGGCTCGTCTCCGACGATGGCCACCTGCGGCTGATTGACGTAACCGCCGACGCCGTACACCGGTATCTGGCGCGTCCTGCCGCCACGGCCTCCCGCCAGCGTCTGGTTCGCGAGGTTCGCCTTCGCGGCCGCGTATCCGGCCTTGTCGCCGATGGCCTGGTAGTACGCGACCCACTCTTCCGGGCTGGTCGGGCGCGGCATGTTGAGCTGCGCCTCGGCAAGGTCCTTCTGCGCCGTCTCGACGCGCCTGGTGGCCGTCTCGACGCCCAGCTCGGCGTCCTTGAGATCGAGCGCCGCGTCGCGGGCCTCGCGGCTATCTGCCGGGTAGTTCGCCATCACATCATTGTAGCGTGCCTGCGCGTCCGAGAGCCGCAGCTTGGCACGCTCCAGCGCCAGCTCGGCGTCCTCGGACGCCAGCGCCGCATCCGCCGCCTCATAGATGGCGTCGGCTTCGAACTGCGACGCCCTGGCGAGCCGGTCGGCGGCGTCGGCCGCGCTCTCTGTCTTTCCAGACATGACGCCGATACCATAGGCGAGGGAACTGATCGGGCTCGTCAGGGCGTCCGTCCACTTCCAGGTCGTCTCGCCGGTCCTGTTGTACTCGTACGCCGCCTCTGTCGCCATGTCCCACGCGTACGCGATGCTGCTTATCGGAGCCGCGGCCATCTCCCCGAAGGTTGGTGCCTCTTCCGTGCCCTCCCTGACGGCCTCGGCATAGTCACGGGCCGCCGGTGCGGCCTCCTGCCATGTCTGCGTGAGCAGAGAGATCGCCCCGATAGCGCCTGCCACCTTGAGCGCTCCGAGCGCCTTGCTGGTGCCGTTGACGGCGGTCCACAGCGACTGCCCGGATGCCGCAGCGGCCGCCTGTGCCGCGCGGAACGAGGCCAGAGCGCCGGTGGCCGCTCCTAGCGTCTTGACCATGCCGCCCACGACGGTCACGAGCCGCCCGGAGATCGACAGGACCGGCCCGATGGCCGCTGCGATCGCGACCCACTTGAGGATGTTCTGCTGCTGCTCCTCGTCGAGATCGCTGAACGCCTCGGCTTGCCGCTTCGCCCAATCGAGCGCCGGACGCGCCGCCTCGACGGCATCCATCAAGGCGGGTGCGAGAGCATCGCCGAACTCAAGCGCGATGTCGGTGACCGTGTTCTTGAGGATGGCCATCTGCGATTCGGTGGTGGCGTACCGCTGTTCGGCTTCCTTGGTGAGCGCCGTGTTCTCCTCCCACGCCCTCGCAGAGATCCCGAGCGCATCGCTCATGAGGTCGCTCGCACCAGCCGCACGCAACAGCGCGTCGCGCTGGCGTATCTCTGTTATGCCGAGATCGTCGAGCGCCTCGATCGCCGAGCCGCCCTGCGCTTCCATGTTCGAGAGGCCCTGGATGAACGTCATCAGTGCGGTGGCCGCGTCGTCCTCCCAGGCAGCCGCGAAGTCGCTCGCGCTCATACCGGCGATCTGCGCCCACTTCTCGAGGTCGTCGCCGCTCGTCTGCACCTGGCGCTCGATCTCGATCATCGTCCTGGAGATGGCGCTGCCGCCAGCCTGCGCCTCGATGCCGACAGATGACAGGGCTGCGGCAAGCGCGAGCATCTGGTCCTCCGACATGCCTACCTGGGCACCGGCACCAGCGATGTTGAGTCCCATCTCCACGATCCGCGACTCGGTGGTCGCCATGTTGTTGCCGAGCGCGACCACCGACGATCCCAGCTTGTCGAAGTCGTCCTGGCTCATGCCCGTGATGTTCGCGAGCTGCGCGAGCGCCGTCGCGGCATCGTTCGCGGACAGGTCGGTGGACTCACCGAGGTCGATCATCACGCGTGTGAAGCCGAGGATGCTGTCGGTCTCGATGCCGAGCTGTCCTGCGGCCTCCGCTACCCCGGCGATCTCCTCCCGCGTGGCTGGAAGCTCGAGCGCCATCTCGCGGATTCCGGTGCGGAGCGCCTCGAACTGCTCCTCGGTGGCATCGACAGTCTTACGGACACCGGCGAACGCGGTCTCGAAGTTGATGGACGTGTTGACCATCGCAGTGCCAGCGGCGACGACCGGAAGCGTCAGCCCTTTCGTGAGCGTGTCACCGGCGCTCGACATCTTGCGGCCGACGTTCTGGATGTCGTCTCCGAGCTTGTTCCACTTCGTAGCCTGCTGGTCAAGCTGTATGGAGGATTCTGCCAGCCGCTTGGCCTGGACGCTGCCGGTCGTGTTGACGTTCTCCTCGAACTTCTTGAGCGCCCGGTTCGCGCGGTCGGTCCCGCGCGAGTCGTATGTCGATTCGATCGAGAGCTTGACGGTGCCACGGCGTGCCATCAGCGGCCCTCCTCGATCTCACGCGCGGCCTCGTCCACAGCACGCTCGATGGCCTGTATCCAGCTCGTCTCCTGCGAGTCGTACGTCGCCCAGAGTATCCGGCCCGGAGGGCCGTAGATGCGGTCGAGCGTCTGGCCAAGCTTCTTCCCGGAACGGTCCCGAGAGGCGAACTCGCTCATGGCGAGCGCCCGCCCGGCGCCCCCGCCAGGAGTCTGCACTGTGATGAACTCGCCGCGGTCCCTGACGTTGTAGCGGGCGCCACCGGCCCTCTTCCATAGCCCGGAAGGTGTGCGTCTCGCGCGTCCTGCCGCCCCCGAGGCGAGCTGCGAGGCGAAGCCGATCGCCGCGTCGTGCGCCTTCATACGGACGTTCTCTGGCGCTCCGGACAGGCGGCGGCGGATACCGGCTGTCGCCACCCTGTCGAGCTTGATGTCGTATCCTAGCGCCACGCCCGTCCTTCCGAAGAAGGGCCGCCCACCAGGACGGCCCCTGTCTCACTGCCCGAACCTCTGCCGGACCTTCGCGATCATCTCCTCCTGCCGCCTGCGAGTCTCCTGCTTCCCGGCTTCCTCCACTCTGCCGCGGTGGATGTCCGCGAGGGCGTTGAACACGTCAGGCCACACACGATCGACGCCGAGCAGGTCGAGCAGGTCGCCCACCGGCTGTCCGAGCGAGACAGCGAGGGCGGCGACCATCATGGCAAAGGGTCGGCCTCACTCCCGCTCTCGCTCTCCTCTGTCTGCGGCTTCCTGCGCTCGTTGCCGTCCTTGTCGTAGACGACGGTCAGGTCCGGCTCCCATTCGAGCATCCACTCGACCATCGCCAGGTTGTACTCCTCAGGCGTCATCTCACCGCGGGCAACGGCCATGATGGCGTCGGGATGTATCGCGCCGAATACGGCGGAGTAGAATCCTGTCACGTGGTCGTAGTCGAGCTTGGACGCCAGCTTCTGGCGTGAGATCACCGGGACCGCAGGCGGGATCGCGACGAACCGCTCCTCGCCGGTCTCGAGGTTCACCGCCTTGAAGTAGTCGCGCTCCATGCGTCCTCCTCCATCGTCTGTCAGTACGTCGCCACGCTGTTCACGAGCGTGATCTTGACCGGGCCCTCTTCGCCGGTCGGCGTGTAGCAGATGCCGCCCAGCTCGACTTCGATCTCTTCTCCGCCCGCCGCCGCAGGCATCGCGTACGGCAGGAAGCCGACGCGCTGTGCCACGATCGTGAGCGTGCTTGTCCCACTCTTGAACACCCATTCGAGCGAGCCGTAGAGGTCGGTGCCCGCCTGGATCGTCGAGACGATGGACTCCCACTCGGAGATGTCGGCCTTGACGGTCATGCCGCAGGATGCGTCGTGCGCGTTGTCGGCGAGCGATGTGGCTTCGAGCGAGCCGGAACAGAAGTCGCCGCTGATCGCGTTTGTGAGCTCGACGAAGCCGCCCTTCGTGCAGCGAGCCGCGAGTGCGGTGCCGTCGATGTCGACCTTGAAGGTGCCGCCGACCGGACGGAAGTACGTGAGCGTGCCGGTCTCGTCAGTGCCAGCGGTGATCGACGTAGGGGATGAGTACACGGTACCCATCCCGGAGACGGCCAGCTTGAGCGGCGCGTTCTCTTCCCACGACAGGCGCAGGCTCGATACCTTGCCGTCTTGTACCGCGTGGATGTCGCCACCATCGCTGTACTCCTTGAACACCGACAGGCCAGCGGGGAGCGGACGCGCGTGCTCGAATACGTGGGTGTAGGTCGGAGTGGTGCCGGTCGTGGTGCAGTCGCCGAGCGCGTGCTTGAGGATCATGCCGCACGACGCGAGGTACGCGTTCGTGGTGAACTCGAACGACCACTCGAGGCGCCGCAGCTCGCGGTTGCTCTTGGTGGCGGTGCCGCTGGTGAGCGGTGCATCGTCGTACGCCGGGTTCGCCGGGATGTCGCCGCCCTCGACCCCGAACAGGTACGCGGGGTTGGCGGCGATCGTGCCGGCTGCTGCCTGCGACGCGATGCCGAATCGGATACTGCCTGCGTTTGGCGTTGCCATGCCTTACTCCTTCGGCTTCGAGGCGCCGCGCTTGGCGATGCCCTTGCGGACGAGCCCTTCCAGCACGCGGACCTCTGCCGCGTCTGCTGCCTTGACCGTTCCGGGCTTGTACTCATAGGCGGTGTCGCCATGACTAACCCGAACGGCCTCATTGATCGTGTAGGTCTTCATGTCTGTCATGCTGCTGCCTCCGTCACTCATGCGACCGTCGCGTCGACGGTCACGGTCGCTTCGATGCCGTACCAGACGGCCTTGTCCTCAACGGCTTCGTCCTCGGCCTGGATGCCAGTCACAGCCGCGAAGTCGCACAAGCCGCCGAGCGTGCGGTCGGCTGCGAGCGCGTCCTCAACGACCTCGAGGAACGCGGCAACGCGGTCGCGCGCATCCTTCGCGGTGCCGCCACGCTTCTGCGCCCACATGCGCACGCGGATCTCGGCGGACTCCGAGCGGGAACAGGCGCCGGTCATGTAGTCGTCAGCGCTCACGCGCCCGCCCACGCCTACCCAGATGCCTTCCTCGGGCACGGGCATGCGAACAGGCGCGCCGAGGCTCACGCGGCAGTCTGGTGACTGTGCGGCGATGGCGGCGTGGAGCGCGTCTTGGGCGGCGAACAGCGCGGTCATCATCCGACCCTCACCACCGTGTGACCGAAGTCAGCCGCGATTGCGTCCACCTCGAGCAGCCCCGTCTTGCCGCCAGGGGTCGCGTGCGCGATGCGGATGAAGCCTACGTCGGTGGATTCGCTCGTGGCGTTGCCGCGCAGGTTCTGTGGCAAGAGGCGGTGACCGGCGAGCATCATCACGGCCACCTTCACCGGCTCGGGGATGCTCGTCTTGCCGTAGGCGTAGGTGATCGACACGATGCCGTCTGCGGGCCAGTACGCGCCGCGCTTCACGACGCCGTACGGGAACACCTTGAGCGCGGCCACGTCGATGGCCGCCCCGTCGATGCTCGCGGCGCTGACGCTGCGGACATCCATGTGCGGGAGATCGAGCAGCGGGGTGCCGTCACCGACGAGCGTAGCGGTGAACGTGCGCTCGACCCACGCGCAGTGGGCGGCCTTCTCGAACCGCTGCTCTGCCCAGTCGCGAGCCTTGACGATATCGGCGTCTGGGTAGTCGCTCGCGGCGCTGTCGAACGCCTTGAGCTCGGCGATCGTGAAGTAGTGGCCGTCGTCGGTCGGTACGACAGGCGTGATGGTTCCGGTAGCCATGCGGTCGCCTCCTTTCGGCCTACTTTCCGGCCGCCGTCACCCGCTTGCGTGCGCGCTTCGGCTTGGGTGCAAGCTCGGCGGGCTCTGGGCCGGATTCGGCAACAGGCTTCGGCGCAGGCTCCGGCGCCTCTGTCTCGAGGCCGCGGCGGCGTGCTTCCGCTTCGGTCATGACTTCGCCTGCATAGGCGATGAGCACGCCTTTGCGGGTGATGCGGCTTGGTGACACGTACATGGGTCCATCCTCCTGTCGGATCACGGCGGCCATATCGGGCGCCTCGTATGGGCTTGGGTCGGGGAACAGCTCCTCAAGCAGCGGGAGCACAAGCGGGAATGTGGCGTCTGACGACGAGAGGTACGCGCCTTCCGGCGGCAGGTCTTCTGGGCCGTACACCTTCGGGTCGCGCATCGTCGTGGACGGAAGCCCGGCCAGCGCGCCGTACATGGTGCGATGGTTGAGCGGCATGCGCCCGTCAGCGAGGATGCGCATGACAACGTCGCGCATGAGAGCCTTGCCGACCGGCATCGGCACGTGCAGCTCGTACGACAGCCGCTCCGTGTGCCCGTCTGCGCGCAGCAGCTCATCGGTCAGCTTGAGGTACTCGGCATAGCTCCCTCGCGGGTACATGCGCTCGTACTCGGCGATGACACGCGCGGCGGGGCCGCGGTCGTATAGTGCTGGTTCGGTCTGGTCGATGATGTAGAAGTCGTCGTTCATCAGGACGAACGGGTCGCTCACACGTGGGTGGAGGCATGCGGCAAGCAGGTTCATCTTCGCGTCCGCCTGCTTCACACCAGACTGCGGCACCGGTACGTGCTTGCCGGTGAACCACGCGGGCGCGCCGCCGAACACCCACACGCGATCGTGCTCGATGTTGACGAGCGACCGGAGCGAATACCGGAGCTCCTCGTTGGGTCCCTCGCGGCAGATGTAGACGACATCCACGGCTACTCACCCGCGAAGTAGATCGCGCGGCGGCACGCCTCGGCGCTGCCGGTCACAAGCGAGGTCGTGAGGCGGTGGTCGACGAGCGAGGGGAGCGGGTAGCGCACCGGGACGTTCACGGAGCGCAGGAAGCGGCTGATGCGCGTGTCGTCGAGCTTCGGGTCGAGCCTGGAGGCCTCGCCGAACTCGAGCATCGGTTTGATGAGCTCGCGCGGCAGGCAGACGGCCAGCCCCCAGTGCAGGCTCGGAAGCGTCACGCCACCGGCCGCCAGGTAGCCCGGAGCGTCAGCCTCGAACCTGGCGCGCCACCCGAAGTAGAGCGAGTACGCTGTGCGCTCGGTGAGCAGCGGAGCGATGCGCTGGTGGAAGCCTTTGCAGATGAGCGCGTCGTCCTGGATGACCAGATGCCAGTCTCCGGTGGCGCACTCCCACGCGCGGCGGCAGGTGTCCCACACGCCACGGCCGCGGTCCATCGCGACAGGGACCGGCCCCAGGCGCTCGGTGAGGTACGGCAGGTACTCCCGCCTGGATGGGTGCATCATCACGGAGATTGATAGGTCGGTCACACTGCCTCCCTTTCGCGAAGCGGCCCCGGCTGCTCGCACAACCGGGGCCGCCCTCATCCTGCTATCCGGTCAGTCGCGGCTAGGACGCGTCAGCGACGGCGGGGATGGCGTCCTCGCAGTAGCAGAACGCGTCCGGGAAGCGGACGGCGAAGGCGTGGCGGCCTTCAGCCAGGAGCGTGTAGGCGTTGTTGATGAACTGGTCATCCACAAGCCCGATCTCCACGTTGTCCGTCTCCTTCGTGTACCACGTGGCA